TAGATGCCATTATTATACCGTATACAAAATATCGCAGATAATAATGAATAAGCTGTACAAAGAGAAACAGATGTATGTAGTTTTCAAGTAAGAGCACAAATTCCGAACATCGCCAGAAAGTGAAATGTAGTCCACCAGAACCAGTACCCGTCACACCACCTACCGGGGATGTAAACATTAATAGTCATAATGCGGTTTCTTGTAACAAGGTTCGCGATTGTTTATCTAATGAGAGCGTATAATGCTTCATTTTTTGCGGATTGTTTATTTATTAACGAGATACGAACATAAACGAGATACATAGCGAGTACGATTACTAGAAAGTATATAATATATCCAGCGTATAATGCTTCATTTTTTTCGTCTTTGGATGCCATTCTTATACCGTATAAAAAATATCGCAGATAATAATGAATAAGTTGTACAAAGAGAAACAGATGTATGTAGGACTGATGTATTTAATACTATTTGGGAACTTATATGGAGGTGCTAAATCGCTATGGTCTGAAAAGCCAGTAGATAAGTTGATCTTTATACCCTGTGCGATTGCTGCTTTGATGATGATGATGGAACGTAATTTCTACCTTCCCTTCCTTGGTGATGCGGTGATGCCCCAATCACTTATTGTCAGTGATCGCATTCCAGCGGGAGCGAATCGCATTGTGCGCTTAAAGGTTGTGCCGAACACGCGTGTCATCTATTGGGGCGCAGAACCGAGTAACCGTGTCAAGAAAAACCCCTGGGATGCGTATAAGACGTATCATAATGCGGGTGTGACACACAGTGACAGTGATGGGAATGCTCTCGTGCGCATACGTGATCCGGGGTCATACAAGAAACCGTATGGAAGTGTATTAAAGCCTCATATTCATTACAGAATCATGCGAAACAATGGGATGATGTCACAAATCTACACGAAGCATATACCACCTATGTCCCCTGTGTATGGCATAGTATAATTTATATTTTCTTTTTAATACGAAACGAATATTTTTTTGCTTTCACGATGGTTCCCCCGGACCATGTATTTATCAAACGACTCGCGCGCGCCTTATCTCCCGGAAGGGTAAACCACGAACACGAATCGGTTGAATGATCAATCCCAATCCCGTCGACAATTTTTTTAAGCGTATCGAAAGCACTCGTTCTGCTGTGTGTAGCTGCGATTTCAACGAAAGACGCGTTGTTCATTTCTTTTTTAGCGACATATTGTGGGGTGGAGAAACGTTCGTCAGACATATTCTTCAATTTTTTACGCAATGCTTTGTTTTTCCATTTATGATCAAAGATGAAAGATTTTTCGATATCACTTTCGTCTGTACAAGTGTACGAATCAAAAACGAATTTAGAAAACATACGTTTTACGTGAGATGTGGCGTTTCTGTGTGTAATAGCTTGTTCAACTTCTTTGACGGCTTCGCAAGGCACATCTGGGATATCTGAATAGACGACAGGAGAATCTCTGTGAAGGTCGTATATTTCCGATACGACGGCGTCGACGATGGTGTAGCCACATGTGCGGAGGAAGTAATCCCAAGTGTCTCTGTAGTTCGTACGATGAAAGTTATCTTCTTGTATGTTGCGAATGTGAACATTCAAAAGCCATCGTGGACAAGCGTGTGTGGAGTTGTAAAAAGGGACGGAATTGCCAATATGTTCGACAATATCATTGCGTGACGTGGGAACATCACTTGGTGATTTGGTGTGTAAAGCATAGTAGCATTCATTTGTCCGGATGTGTCGGGCTCTCATAGAGCTTTGGAAGCAGTCTCTGATATTTGTAGACATACAAGAGCCGTACAAAAAGAGTGTGTCAAAATGAGGAATGTCAAAATTGACACCGACTGTGATACATGGGCTATATACGAGAAGATCCAAAGATTTCCAAGCATCTTGAACAGCTCTGAGTTCATCTCTGATACTGTCATCCACAGAAGAATTGTAATATCTAGTGGAAAGATGAGGGAACGCGTGATTAACAGTCGCGAGAACGTCTGTTCCGAATTGTTGCGAAGCGGTGAACATGACACATTTTTGTCCTTTTTTGAGACACCCGACGAGTGTACCGAGGAGACCACCTTTAGACTGGCAATCTATAGCGACACGAGACTGTGGTTGAAATGTATTCCAACGAACGTAGGCGGGTATACCGAGTTGATTCAAACAGTCGACACTTTTGTGACTCAGAAAAGCATCCATACCGAGAACAACCGATGCGTTTTGTAAGATGAATTCGAATGCCCGTGCGTTAGTCGCGACCTTCCCCTTCATGGTATGGCTACTGGACCATTGTTTCAATAATGACTCAATTTCATCCAAAACAACAAGATCGTACGGACCAACGTCTTTGCATTTCCATAATGATTCCATTTGTATAATAATTCGTGATGCATCTAAAGTTCCATCTTTAAGGTAATGCTTCATATCGATTCCTTTTGAAAGGTAGTCACCGTGGATAGAAGTGGTGTAATCCTGACGAGCAGACATGTGTATGATACGTGAAGGTGTGTGTTTCTTGATGTATTCGAAGAGTTGATATGTTTTTCCGGTGCCCATTTGCGACCGTTCGAGTAAGCATGAGACCCCTTCTGGTAATACATATGGTCTGACGTATGTTTCTGTGTATACACAATCTTTTTGTTGAATACCGTGGATGTCATCGAGCGCACCAATACTGAATGTTTCGTTGATGCGACGGGGTGCGTATTGATTTGCGCATTTGATAAGAGTACCGAGATTGAAGCCATCATTACGTGGCACCATGTGATTCCATATATCGGAACATTGCTTTGTTTGGTCCCCGTTGTTCCAAGTATTACTCCAATCGATCCACAAAGATACATCGGCTTGAATGTTACGGAGTGCGAAACCAACGTACAACCACACAATCCACGGTTGGCCATTTCCGGTGTTTGGTATACAAGATAAAACATATTCAAGTGGAGACATATGGGTTTTGTATTCGGGTATATGTGTTTTGATGGTCATATCGAGATATTCTATGATATCGATTCCGGATTCAGAGATGGACATGACAGGGCGTTCAACCCCAGCAAACCTATTTTTGAATATTCCTCTCGAAGAATATACTCCGATCAAGTGGTCTTTGATATCAGTTGAGCTATCTCCAAAAGGGGCGAATGGTCTTGTTGGGTCACCAGCCTTGGATTGGTACAACATTCTCCAATTTTGATGTTGCTTGTAAACATTCATATCAACTTCTTTATGCATACCGTTTAATACGTAAGCGAAGCTACCTGCATCTGAGATGGATTCGAACGCAAGAGATGAAACAATATGATAGCTCTGTTTTGTGTAACTACATGAAGAAGCTATTTGAAACGTGGGGTTTATGTCAAAGTATTTTTGACATAATGTTCGTATGGATGTAACGATGTCATAAATATGAACAGGGTCGTAACTATCGATGTCAACATAGAAATAGACACCTTTATTGAGGGCGAGGACTTCGTATATGTGAGAATCGTCTCGTATAGTATTGCTAGTAGATTTCCAACTGGAAAATGTAGTGGATGAAAAGCGTCGCGTATAAAGTGTTTCGTGTGCGAGAATTAGATTTTCTCCAGAATGTGAAGCCTTCGATTTTACGTCATTGAGAGACATTCATATGTATACTATATACAATGAGTTCTTCTTTAGGTGTTTTCATACATACGTAGAAGAAATGTTCTGCCTAGTTCGCAATGTGGATTATGAACACCGCAAGAAGCGCGTGTAATAACCCCCCTTGTATGTTTTTGAATAATAGTCGCGGCTATGTCATAAATATCGCGAATTTCGTCCTCGTACAAGGCTACTGCGTATTCGATTGGACACACTTTCATTTCGTCAGAATAGGTGGTGCTACATGATGGATATCTAGAGTATTCGTCTAAAAACCGAGCGCGCAGTTCTTTGGTTTTCGCTTTTTTCCACGGAAAGTCGAATATACGTGATTCTTCACTAAATTCATCGAGAAGTTCGTACATATCAGTATACCCAACAGGTGCAGAATCATTAAAATGATAGTTCATAAATGTACGAATACGACGATATTCGTCGAGGTCACCACCAGCACGAGCAATAAGTAGATCCATTTATAAATAGACGATGTACGTTTTTATGTCATTAAAAAGATTATATCTATTTGTTAATACATGCAATACAAGATTCAATCAATTATAGTAAAACTTGCGCATGCGCAGGGGTATAGGGTTGGGGGAGATTATGCGCTATATATGTTAGGTGTTCCGGTAAAATATTTACCACGAATGGATCATTTACGTTTATACGGAACATCACTAGACATAGAAAAGTTCATCAAGACGCTCGATGTGTTATATGGGGTAGAAATACTTCAGAAGGATATGAAGCCATTTGTACAGAAGCTGTACTTTAGATTAGGTCGGCATGAAAAAATACATATATATTATTCAAATATACAAGAATCGTTCATATACTCGAAAGACACGATAATGTTGAGCAATGCTGGTATTGAAGTGGTGTCTACTAATAGTTTTATAGGAGCGATGCAAACATTGGAAATGACAAAACGAAGGGAATTATCATTATTACAAAACGTGTTATTACATGAATCGCATATCTCTTCATGGGATTATATATCATCACAAATGGATTATGTGAGACTTGGATGGAAGATACACCCAGCAGATAAATGGTCTATATACATAAAGAAAAAAGAACTGGACGACTGTAGCATATGTCAGAATTCTATGGAAGACGTGTTTAATGATTATCCATATGGATTACGGATTAAAACGGCGTGTGGACATACGTTTCATTATGATTGTCTAAAACAATGGGTAGTTAGCGGCGGGGATTGTGGATGGAAATGTCCTATGTGTCGCTCATCTAGATTGATTCTATATAAAAATTGTATACCATAAACGTTCGATAATACTTGCGAGAACTTTTGACACAAAGTAGTCTCTTTTGGTGTAAACTCCCTCTATAGTCGTATTAATAGAATGAAGGGTGCGTAATGGGATTTGTCCATTGTAGGTGACACAGAAAACGGCACAAGGACTAAATATGGGGTGTATCATTGGACGTAGACCAAACAGGTAACAGAAATGACTGTATAAATCTTTTCTCTCTTCTGTGAGTTCTAGTACTTGTAAGAAGTGTTCGACATATTCTTCGCCACCACCTATATCGAGCATATTACGTTCTACGTCAATGAGAGCTTTTGTGTTTGTATTCTGTTCGTCTGACCAAGTATTAGATATACCGATACTTTCGTATAAGGACGTATATGAAGTCCAAGTATTGATGTGTTGCAAATGGAGTAAAAAGTGAGGACAATGATCTAAGCCACATTGTAAGAAAATGATTTTCGTTTTATGTTCTGCGTAATATTGGTGCATGCGGATGAGATGGTACATGTACCCGTATTCCTCAAACCCTATATTAGGGATGTCTTTGATGATGACATTATATGGTTTTCCATTGGAATCAGACCATTCCATTGGGTCTCCTTTGTTGTACACATAAATCGTACATACCCCTGGGTTAAGTTTAGCGAGGGATTTGATCCATCTGTACGATTCATTATATCTCGTGACGACAACATGTAAAGGTATGACCGATTCGGGTATTTTATGAATACGTAAAGTGTGTATAGATTCACATATCTTCACATTGTGCCCCGTTTTCAACGCAAGTTGCTTTTCCTTCCTTTCAAAACACAATGTGGCTTCCATTGAGTCGTTGATGATTTTTCTAATATCAAACAGTGTCAGTTCACCGGTGGATAGTGCTCTAGAATATCTTTTGTACCCGTCTAGATCGATTGGTCTACCCAGTGTTTGTTGATAAATGGTCTGTAATTCAGCGAAATGATCTCCGTATCCACGATGAAAAGACATTATCATTATATTATAATATTATCGTGATTATTTTATCGCGATAAAATAAATGAATATACAGAATAGACACACGCTTGTATATGATTACACTATGGGCATTGGTGTGACTCCGACACTGCTGTCATACATAGACGCCTTTCACAGAATAGGGTATTTTGTTCATTTGCAACACCCGGTACACGGAAACCAATGGATATATACCGAATTCGATACATTTACACAGGATATTACACAAGTATATCCTAGACCGAACGAGCCAGGGTATTATGGATTAGTACATAACGTACATGTATGTCACAATGGTCGTGTAGGGCACCACCACATCGGTAATCTTTTACTGACATCAAGAGATTATGTTCCCGAAAATGGTTTACCATTACAACAAGGGACGTACGGTGCGATGCAAATGTCTTTACCTTCAGTATCGGATTCTAATATATTATGGACGTATAACAATATATTATCACCTGTTGCAGATATCGGGATTGGTCCAGCTCCGTTAGGGTTTCCAGATTGGACATTTCATGCGAACTCAAACGAATACAGCATAAAGGGTATGCGTATTTATACGGTGTCCGTTTCATTTGATACGATGAGTATTCCAATGAAGGGGTTTGTGGATGGTGATTCGCCTGTTTGGGACGCTGCGTCTAAAATGTGGACATCAAAACAAATACCATATGATGTATCTGCTCCTCACAACGAGCCTAATTTTATAATCGCCATAACAGGACAGAGTAATAGTCAGGGATTTAACGCATTTTACGACCCGACCCAGATAGAGGATCAACCCGATTCGAGGATAATGGGGTTCAACCCTGAAACGAATATGTGGGAGGAAGCCGATATGAGAACTGAGAGCATAGGTTCATTTTGGCACCGACAACAAAACAGTCAGAGTCTTGCATTCCATTTTGCGAAGCGTCTCATTGAGGTATCAGATGGGAAGATTAGACCCGGAATCATAAACATGGGGATAGGTGGGCAACCAATAGCGCGTTGGGCTATGTACGAACCGGAACATCCATCATACGGAGTTAATCAATTACGGGCAAATGGACAACAAGGAGATATATTCCTTGTTCATAAGCATAGGATAGAGACAGCATTAAGTAAAATTCACAAAAAGTCAGTAGATGTCATATGTTGGCATCAGGGGGAGGCTGACACTGACGCAACATATGAGTATTACAGAGAATCTATGTATCGGGTGATTGATCAATACAGGCATTTAGATGCGTGTAATGAGAGAACACCGTTTGTAGTAGGTGAAACAGCTGGACATAGATTTGGAGATAATATGTGGTGGGTGAAACAAAATGTAGTACTTAAAGGGATTGAAGGGGATGGAGATCCATTTACACGTTGTGTCCATTCGAGGGATCTTCGTACAAATGGTCCTCAAGATTCGATTCATTTTAGTGCGGAAGGACAAAGACACATGGGGTCTTTATATTTCAGGACTTACAGAGAGATGTTGTGAGTTTAAGAGGTTGACGTAGGCATTAATAACCTCAGGCCCACGTTCGTCGTGTAATGGGAGCATAGTGTATATGAGGTACATGGTAATCATATTAATTTTGAGTAATACATTATGTCCCATTTCGGTAGTAATATATTCATCGAACGCACTTTTTGTATCATCGATGACGTATTGATTTGGAAAAATCCCTTTCAAAATAAAATCATAACCAATAATAGATTGATTAACTTTTGCATAATCATACAATGGGTCTCCGAGGAGGGAAGAATCATCACCGAATTCTCCTCGCATATCTATGAATTTCAGTTTTTCAAACCTATTAATTATGATATTTGTAAACACAGGATCTCCGTGAATATTTGTCGGATTGTATGAATACTTGGAAAAGAAAGCCTTGAACATGTGATACATTTGAAGCTTTTTGTCTATGAACTTATACTTCGAGTATCCAGTGACACGATATTCTAATTTTTTGATGTAGAAATTATGACAACAAGAACCAGAGTATGTAGTATCAGATATGTGAATGCGTTTCAGGCTGTCTAATATAGTGAACATAGTGTTACTATTAAATCTTCCGTCGATGTATAATTGGCTCACAGTATCTCCTTGAATACGTTCAATGGAGTAAGAATTATTGTTTTCAGAACCAATGAACAACGGGAACATATCCTTGATTTCTCTGGGTATGTTTTGATACCAAAATATTTCGTTAATCAATTCTAATTCCGATTCTTTGGTGATGATTGGGAGGACATTTGTTTCTATAGAGTTGAAAGCTCTTGTTTCAAATGATTCAACATAAATCCCGAGCATTTTCTGCAAATCATCATTGGCGTTCAATGCTTTATCGTCTATATATACATCGGCATGTGGTTTCCCGAATAAAAGTTCGTCGTATTGAATACCAAAACGTTCGAGAGACTGAATGGTTGTTTTACCGATATCTTTAACGACCGCTCCGACGTTACCACCGTGTGTGCGCATTCTTCTAGCAGTATGAATGATAATATAATGGTTCATTCTCCGAAGGTAATTACATAAATCAATATTTTTCTGTATTGGTTGACATGTAGAGTAATCACCGAGTACAACAGGCGGGCCTACAAGAGTACTATCGAGGTCAAAGCATATGCGTTTAGGGGTCACGATCGGGTGTTCATTGTTAACAGGATGAACGGAAATGTTATTATAAAAACTATATAATTGTGCAGGAGTACCTACACACACGTAGGAGTCTTTATGTATAGAACAGTTATGAACAATATCTTTACAGTCAATCATAGTTTGGACAACTTTCGATAAATATAATTCCGAATCACCTTTGTCTGATTGAATAAGAATATTAGCATACGAGAGTAATTTTTCTGCGCTTGTGAATGAATAGACGCCGCAAACTGCGAGAGAACTGATACGTCGTTTTTCAACAATACGGGAAATGATTTCAGGTCTGTCTTTTTTTAGTTCAACGTATGAATACATCGGTTTAGTACCCAAATCTTCGAACGTTAACAGAGCATTGTCATATTTAGAGCAAATAGAAAGCACGTCTATGTCATAAAAGTTATCACAATCCATGCAGATTGTTTTGAGGCCATGGCATAGGATTGGCATATTTTCAATTGTTTGAGCGATTGTATCTGCTGTTCCTTTAGTGTGTTTTGGGAGACGAATGATAGATACTGTACCAAGAGGGTACATCTCGGCGATTGCTTCATAATGACTATTGTAATTTTGATCATCTATGATTGTGATGAAGACATTTGCATTTATGGTAGATTGCATGAGTTTGTCAATAATCCAGCATAAGAATGGCTTCATCATACATCGTATGAGTGGTTTAGGTGTAATGAAACCATCGTTCTTGAATCGGGAACCCAATCCGGCACATGGAATAATCACGTTCATTATTTCCAAGTACGTAAAAAATAAAATTTATTGTTCGCAGCAGAAACGTAAATCCTCCTTGAGAATATTCTCTACGGTATTTCTGTTCATATCATTTGTGTTCCAGAAACCATCTGTTGGAAGTTTCACGGAATTAATGATCATATTATTGAGAACGAATTTGTTGAAGGGTTGGTGTTTTTCATCTTTAGCATAAATACGAAGACAGTATATTTTGAAATGTAATTCTGGGAATTTTTCCTTGATAATATTGTTCAATATAGTAACGTCAATATCTATTTGGGAAGATAACACAAATACTACTTCATCAGTTCCTCCAAGAATTTCATAAAGGTTTGCGATGCGTTGAAAATATCGATGCTTTAAGAGCGAATTATTATTTCTAGAAAAATCAATGTCTATTTGTTTTGATGACCATGCATCAGAATCAAACACGGGTGTTAATTCTTGATTTTGAAGATGTGACTCGTGGACGAAGAATACACCTTTTCCGTTTATCATATTTTTTACGTCTTTTTTTCGAATTTCACAAAAGTGAGATTTCCAAGAGACATCTTCGAAATAATCTTTAAAATCTGTTTGGAGGTATTCACACATAGTTTCATACGGATGGATTGTCAAATCAAAAGGCATAGAGAGCTCACCTTCTTTTTTAGAAGGCTTGTATTTGAGTTTAGTGAGGATAGTTCGCATACAACAGTCAAACCCTAGAGATACGATCTTAGATGTTTTTTTTGGTGTGGCAAATTCTTTCGATTTGCCAATATCCTTAAGAGAAACTAAATCAGTCATTTTACGATGCCCTTATTATTACTCTGTAAAAATATATCTCCATATCAGTTCACAAAAGTATCCCTCATGAGGATTGACAGACTGTTCGACATATTTCAAGAGTTTCTTATAGAATTCTATCGGACGTTTCTTAATTATATCTTTATGCACAGTGAATTGCGCTCCTTGTGTGTAGTATACATATTCTGGACATGGAGCATTGAAGATATCTTTCCAAAAAGTAACGAAATGTGTTCTAAAAGCAGGACACCAATGGAACGATAAAACACTCGCACCGGTGTCATCAGGGTATGATAAAACACCTTGTGGTGTAATCCGCACACAAGATGTGTCGACTTTATTTTTCCAATAATTGTTCGTTTGTTTAATTTTACGCACATCAAGTGGTTGGTATTCGATGACCTTACCGAACCATTCTGGTTCCCCTTGATAGCCTTCCCTTATCCAATGTTTCGTCGTATGTGTAGCCTGACATCCAGACACGAGAAGAAATAAATCATCTTTAGCTTTAATGTAATCATCTACTGATATCCCTTGAAACATATGAGGTTGCTCTTGTCCATGACCAATATCACCGCCTTGTAGAAAAACAGTGTAGTCATTCAGCGTGTCCCAGTTGTAGATAATATGGCTCAAATATGTATGTGATTCTCTTCCTACATTAGTGAGTTGACGTATTTTGAGTCCAAAATTATTTTTCAATGGTTCCCCTTTGTTATACACTATGCACATCGGTGCGTATGGTTTACACCATTCAAGACTTTCGTTATATCTCGCAATAACAATGTCAGTTTTAGGGTCTTTATACGTATACATATCTTTGTGGTCGATGTCGAATTGGAATACGGACCCGTCTACTTTAGATAAATATATCATATTGTTTTTTTTCAAATGTAAACTGTAGGTAAGTTCGAGATTATTTGAATAAATTCTATTTTTGTAAATGACAAAAGTGTCATCACCTTCGTGATGTGTATGAGAAAATGAAATGATTCCACATTGATGACCCATCCGTTGACCATTTACATTTTTAATACGCACTACATTTCCGTGGATAGATTCAATTGAACAAGTTCCGTATAATATACCTAGATACACCGATTTATTGTGTACTTCGCCGAAATCCGATACTCTCAGACATGTGTATTTCATATGAAACGGAACAATTGTTATGCTTTGTTGATGAAAGTAATTATATAGGGCTAATTCAGGAACTTTGTGAATTTTTAGAAGACGCCCATCTCTATTAACATAATCAATCATGTTCCCATATATTTCTATAACTTTGGGAGAACCAATGGCAATCATATCAGTAATGATTTCTATATCTTTTTTGTAGTTAGCAAAGGGTATGTATACGGTATTATCGTTCATTTTACCTAAACACCTGTTCTGAACAAACAAATACCCGTCTTGTATATCTATGAAATCGAAAATACGCACATCACTTCTTGATTTGATGATAGCGTCATATTTCGAGTATTTATCTTGTACTTTTCTATATTTTTTACCTTTTAGTATGTTTTTTGATTTAAATAGTTTGTCACACACGAGCTTGATACCAGTGTACATCGATTCTATACGAGGTAAAATATGAGGTTCTCCTGAAAGCAATGGAACCTCTCTTAGTGGAAACTGTACGATATCATGAAACGACACGTCTTTATAATCAGATTGATTGACTTGTGATTCTTCAAGACCTTGAATAGATGTGTAATTTGTACCATGGACATCTACGTTCTTCCAATACGCACCATATAGGTCCATCTCATTGTTTTCGTGGAATTTTTTTGTATTTTGTATTTCAAAACGTGGGAACCCTGAAAGAATCATTGCGAGTTGCCCTTGTTGTTCAAATACCATAGGGACGAGTTGTTCATCTCTGATGTGTTTTGAGTGAACAACTAGTGTTGTTTCGCGTATTATTCGAATTCTTTTGCAAATATTCATAAACTCTTGTTCTGAATTGTATATAATTATAGTAGGCACGAGAGTATCAAATGTGTCATCAGATTTAATAATTCTATAATTGTCAAACGAATCATTTAATTTATTTATGAGATCAGTGTACTCGTCGCTTTTGGTCAAAATATTATAAACAAACCATGATCCTCTCTTCATAAACACGTTACTATATGAATTCTTACCCATATCATCAACATCCCTATCAAATGTCATTCTATATAACGTGTTTAAATTCATATAATATAAATAGTGATTATATGTATAGGAAATGGACGAAATACGTCGATTGTATTTATCGGTCTTACAGCGAGAAGCCGATGCTGATGGGTTGTACATTTATTCAAATTTATTCAAAGAAACAGGTTCATTGAAACAGATAGAAAATATATTGAAAGGATCTGAAGAGTTTAAGGCGTTACAGTCATGTGTGCCAATAGATTATGATAATAAACTGGAAATACCCGAATTGCCTGAAGAAACGATCCCTTATACCTATCATCTGATTGTTGTAGCTAGATATGACGAATCTACAGAGTGGGTACCGAGAAATGCGACTTTGTACAATAAGGGTGAACCGATAATAAACAATTCTGTTGGCAAACTAATACAGTTACAAAATGTGGGGAGGGAAGGAGAAACGTACTTACATCATATTATTGAAAATTATGATAACCTATGTGAGTATATCATATTTACACAAGCGGACCCATTTAAACACAACGCTGTGTTTGTACAAGATGTAAATGCAAACAATGGAGAAGTCTTTAGGTCGTTTGGAAAACAGTGGCAAAAAGAGTTTCCACCTGATAGAATAGTGGAAGGTGGTATTAGACCAAACATACATATAGGGAACCGCGATTTTGTGTGCATACATCCAGAATTTTGGGAAGACGATGGTTGGGTTCGCATAGTGCGTCGCATAAAGATGCGCAACCGTGTCGAACATATTCTTCCTTGGGTATGTAAACGATTGTCCTTGGATATGCCCACGACGGGCGTACCTATATCTATGTGTGGAATGTTTGGAGTGCATCGTACAAGAATACAAATGTACCCTAAATTATTCTACAAAAGAATGAGAGACTTTTTATTAGAACATCCAGACCACGGATACGTGGTCGAGAGATTTTGGGCAATTTTATTCCTTCTTGGATGTACGTATACAGAAACGAGGGAAAGTGGGAAGCGCGCGCCACAAACGAATGAAAAGTGATTTTTGTGCGAACAGTTCTTTTTGGTACTTTTTGATTTCTGCGAGAGCATTGGCAACAAAAGCTTCAAGATCATCGTCGATTTTAGAATCGAGCTTGAATTTAGCAAGATCGAATTTGGTCAAATCGATGTTATGGGGGAACTTATCAATCCATAATTTAGATAATTTCTTCTTGGATATTTCACCATCTTCAACATTCTTGACATATATATCTTCCTTTACGAGATCGGGATAGTTGGATAAAAATACATGGGGATTGAAAAGATCGGGTTGAAGGCCGTTGGTCGCACCAATTGTGATATACGCCATTGTGGCAGATTGTTCATTGATAACACCTGTAACAGGATCTGTAAATACGTCTTTTGTAGGTACATATGTAGCAACATATTTGGTGGCGTCGAAAATGAAATCCACATTTCGTAAACCGTTAAGGATTTCTTCGCAACCAACGTTGGTGTAGTGATATTCGGCGAATTTAGGTACCCATTCTATTATTTCGACATCGGGTTGTTTAGCAGTGTAAGCGCCAACAATAATATCGTTGTAGCTTGCCATGTAGCGAAGGAAATCAACGGGTTTAACCTCGTAACCAAATTCAATAAAGTGAAGGCATGATTGTTGAATCAAAGAAACATCGGAATCTTTGTATTCATTCTTTATATCCTCTTCATATGCCATGAGGTAGGCATATGGATCAAAACCCTTGCGTTCAAGTTTGGGTTTTTCAGTGTCTTCAAGGTGTTCTTTCATACGATTGATGAAAAGGGTAGCGTATTTCTCACTATCGAAAAAACCTTTCTTACGGGTACCAGCTTTGCCGGTCTTAGGGTTTGTCCAGATGTCGGTCTCGTCGTTCAAAAAATCAACATTACTTGCTGCGCTGATGTAGGGGTCGAATGTAATAGTTCGATCTTCTTTTTCAGAGAAGACATTCTTGTGTTTCTTACCAAGCTCTTGGTCAGTACCACAGAATTGAATTAAATCGTCGTATGTTGCGATGTACTCAAGGGTAGACATGCTATTATGTATTCTATACACAGAATTTTTTCAGCATATCATTCTTCGAATCAAAATCAAATATTATCTTTTTTATTTTTCCTTCTTTATTTTAATAATGAATCTTGATAACATGTTCCTTCAAATGAAAATGGCGCGTTCAAAAGGTAAGACTCCTCGAAGAAACAACGTAAATGATTTAGATATATGTGTCAACTGTGGGGTAAAAGGAAGGATAGTAGAATTAGACGGCATGCGAGTATGTACTGCTTGTGGGTTTGTAAACCCTGGACTTGTGGAAGCTGAACAGGGTATTAAAAACAATAAACAAAATGGAAACGGATTTCAGATGGGTGCAAGAGTTGTACAGGTTCATAATAAGAACAACAAGATTCACACCCACGTGTATTCACAGAAATTATATACATTAATATATCCTTACCGTAATACAGATAAGAGCATATTGGGAGAAATACATCAAAATGTTATACAATTAAGCAAAAAGAAGCAAGTTGGTCTTCAGGGAATGGACATGTATGTTATCATCGGTATATTTATGGAATGTGCGTTGATAAAAAATCGGGTTCCAATTATACGAGCAAAACTTATTGGACACATAAAGAATGCGAACAACTCTGATCCAAAAAGAAAAACCAAATCACTGGAACAAATTCATAAGAGATATAATGAATATAGAGGTATGAAAGAAATTCGTTCGATTATTCAAGAATGTGTAGATCATCAACCAACCGTTGGAGAACTTACTAAATATTTAATGAACGATTTAAAATTTTCTGATGAAGCAAGGGATAAAGTGTCAAAACTTGTTGCGTTGTTATCTCCGAAGAACAATAACAATAATATACCAAATCGTATTGCGAATAAGTCAAATAGTGAAGTGGCCGCATTCATTGTGTTTGTTGTAGCATCTCAACAAAATATACTATGGCGTATCGACCCGAATGCTCATAAAGCTAAAAAAATATACGGCGTGTCGACAAGTGTTATTACGACCATGTACAAAGCGTTACTTCAAATGAAGTCACCATTCGCATTAAAGCCGGTAAGTGAACTATTCAAATCGAAACAACAAAGCCCCGAGAAGCCTACCCCTCAAAAATCAAGCCCCAAGAAGCCTATCCCTCAAAAATCAAGCCCCAAGAAGCCTATCCCTCAAAAACAAAACAATATAAAGAAATTTATCATTCAAATAGGAGATAAAAAGAGAAGGTGTATTACATACCCTAAGCCTGTTATTAGAAGTGAAGCAATTGCCCGTGGAATAAGTAAAGATATTGTAAATGACAATAAAATGACAAAGGAATCATTATGCACTCTTTTGAAGCAGCATCAATTGGCAGGTGCGTAGAGATAATTTTACACCTTTGCTTTTGAATGTTTTGCACGTCTTATCAGCACATCCGCAGAAGCACTTTTGATACATCATGCGCGTCTTAGGATGGATAACGAAATAAATGTACGCAGACGAGTGTTCCTTTTTTATGTTCATACAATATCTCGAATTTGTATTAGCGACAAAGTAATCATCTTTGTAATGTTGAATTTGAGTGACACAATCCTTATAATTTTTGTGCAGAAGTGCTGTTTCTGGAATGAGATCTTCTGTACATTGTAGACACAAAACTGTCGATTGTTTCTCCTGTTTCCTATTTGTGTACGATAAGCGTATAGATGTTTCATTCATTGCGCGTTGTGATATACTTTTCTGTACTTTTTTTATTGTCGTCCCGTATACTTTGAAAGCTGGTAGATACATTGTATCTTCTTGAGGCGTTTGTTTTGGTTTGACAGAACCTATCATCCTAAGACCGGTTGAATACACACTTTCATCAATACCTTTTACCCATTGAAACGACTTTGATATATTTTTTGCTTCTTCAACTGAAGTATATGTGAGAGAATGAAATATGACATGCACACCGTATATAGTAGTTTCATCTTTTCTGAAACATATAACATATACAGCTTCAGGGAAATCAATCGCGACGCGCTGAACAAATGCGTCGACATCGAATGGGTTATCTGTATTTTTGAGGTCAATGTCAAGGAAATATCTACATTTATCCGCATTGCTTCTTTCAACGAGACAAACGGGTGTTTTGGAGAGGATAAGGTTTTTGTACGTTTTCCAGAAATGTTCTGATTTTTCTTTTGTCAAAATGAGTTTACCACCATCCATGAATAGATGTGTGGCTAACTCTTTCTTATCTGTACTCAATCCATTTGATGAGCAGTATCCTTTCATTGTATATCATATATACGTGATACTTTTTTAAATCGATAATTCAAAACAACAATGTGAATAATCACCTAAAGAACGCGTTACATATAAGTATCCAAACAAACAACTACATAAAGAAACATTCACTGTATCTAACATCAAAACAATGGAGAACACTCAGATTTTCCTCGAATACATGATCCCCCATATGATCGATGCGCTTCACAAAGAAGGCGGGCTCATCGACCATATTATTGACGAAGTTATTGCATCTAAAAATGTCGAAGATCGTAAGTCTATCAAAGACAAAATCTGCACGGCTTCTAATCCGTATGTCAACGACGTTCTTCTTAGAAAGAACGCAGAAGAACCTAAGAAGAAGCGACAATACAATCGCAAAAACAAGCAAGACAATGCTGCTTCTCCCGAGCCTGTGAATGCACCTGAGCCTGTTCCCGAGCCTGTGAAGGTACATGAGCCTGTGAAGGTACCTGAGCCTGTGAAGGCACCTGAGCCTGTGAAGGCAGCTGAGCCTGTGAAGGTACCTGAGCCTGTGAAGGCACCTGAGCCTGTGAAGGCACCTGAGCCTGTGAAGGCACCTGAGCCTGTGAAGGCACCTGAGCCTGTGAAGGCACCTGAGCCTGTG